TAGCGACCCTTGGTCGCGGCGGGGATCGAGGCAACCAATACACGGGTGGCAAAGCATCAATTGACGCTTTGCCACAGGATGAAGCCGCCGATCTTCTTAACGTCTCCCGGCCCAGCGTCCAGCGTGCCCGCAAGGTACAAGAGGAAGGCATTCCCGAGCTTGCCGATGCCGTGAGTAGCGGCAAGGTGTCGGTGTCGGCCGCCTCCGCGATTGCCGAGGTCAGCGAGGAGGAGCAGCGCGAAGTCGTCGCCGTCGATGATGAGAAGGAAATTATCAAGCGGGCGAACGAAATTAAGATGCGGCGGCGCGCTGAGCGGGTACGCGAAAAGGCCGAGAAGGTGGCTGAGATAGCGTCCCGGCAGACCGCGCCGCTTCTTTCGCTTGGCCCTTTCCCCGTGCTCTACGTGGACCCACCCTGGCGATATGAGCACGCCGAGTCGCCGGAGATCCGCCAGATAGAGAACCAGTACCCGACGATGGCCCTGGACGAGATCAAGGCCCTCAATGTCCCAGCCTGCGATGATGCGGTGCTGTTCCTCTGGGTGACCTCACCGAAGCTGGCCGAGGGCATGGAAGTCATGACCGCCTGGGGATTCGATTACCGCACGTCGATGGTGTGGGTGAAAGACAAGATCGGCATGGGCTACTACGCCCGGCAGCAACACGAGTTCCTGCTGATCGGCCGCCGCGGTTCCCTGCCTGCACCCGACCCGGAAGACCGGCCCGCGTCGGTCGTCACCGCACCGCGCGGCGAACACTCAGTCAAGCCCGACGAGTTCTATGACCTGATCGAGCGCATGTACCCGCTGGCCGAGCGGTGCGAGCTATTCCAACGCCGCCCGCGCGACGGGTGGGCTGGCTGGGGCAACGAAGCCGAGGCCGCGTCATGACCACCTACAACTTCGCCGAGCAGCTCGACTACTCACACAGGCAGTCAGACGCTCCATGGTGGAACGAGGTCTACCGCCAGGCATTCCCCGACATGATCCACTCACTGGATCTGCGTCATCAGGGCTGGCATCAGAACGCCGGACGCGACCGGATGATCGTCCTTAACAGCGGCCGGTCGATTTACGTGGACGAGAAAGTACGCACCGAGGCATACGACGACATTCTCTTCGAGGTTTGGTCCACTTACCCGAAGAACGGCCGGGCGCCGTTCCGGCGGGTCCCGGGCGCTAGCGAGGGCTGGGGAATCAAGCCGCTGGACTGCGACTTCCTGGCCTACGCCTTCGAGCCCAGCCGGACCTGCTACCTGTTCCCGTTCCTTGGCCTCCGCGCCGCATGGGCAAAGCATGCCCCGATGTGGATCGGGAAGGCCACCGATAACGAGGGGGGATACCGCTGGATAGTAGCCCCTAACCAGCGGTACAACACGATCAGCATCGCCGTCCCGACCAGGATTCTCCAGGAGTGCGTTAATGACGCGCTGACGATCTGCTGGGCGGTGACGACGAGTGACTGAAGACCATCTCCAGGCCGCCGTGACCGACATGTGCAAGCTCCTCGGCATCGCCTGGTACCACACCCGCGACAGCCGCCGCTCACCCTCCGGCTGGCCCGACCTCGCCCTCTGCGGACCCCGCGGATTCATCACCCGCGAACTCAAAGACGCCACGCGGAAAACCACCGAAGAACAGGAACGGTGGGGCTGGATGCTCCACCAGGCAGGCATCAGCTGGGACATATGGCGGCCCGACGACCTACATTCCGGCCGCATTCAGCGTGAACTTCAGGCCATCAGATGACTAAGAGAGGGGGGTAAGTCAGTGTCATTGCCATGGGTTCGCCTCGATACGGCGTTCCCTTCTAACCCGAAACTGCTCGCCATGGTCGGCGAGAAAGACGGCCACCGTGCCGGGCTCGTGTACGTGTGCTCGCTCGGCTACTGCGGCGCCCACGGGACAGACGGCTTCATCCCCCGTGAGGCACTGCCGTTCATCCATGCCCGCCCGGCCGACGCAGCCCGCCTCGTCCGCCACGGCTTCTGGCATGAACAGCCAGGCGGGTGGCTCGTCCACGGGTGGGATGAGTTCCAGGAGTCGAGCACGGAGACGCAGGAACGCCGCCGCAAAGCTCAGATGGCCGCCCAGATCCGGTGGGCCAAGGCGAAGGCCAACGGCCACGGAACGGACGGATTCTGATGCGTCCGCACCATGCATCCGCAATGCATCCGCATCATGCGCCGGGCATATGCGTCCGGCTTGTGCACGTACGGACGGACGTACTAACGGACGTAGAAGCACATGCAGACCGTAGAAAAACTACTCACCGTAACGCGCACGAAAACCCGGAGTAAACCCGCCATGGAAGCCGCACCGAAACAACTCGCCGACCTCGCCAAGGCCATGCGACCCGAATGGGACCACGACGTCCTCAGCTCCGCCATCCTCGCCGCCAAGAACGCCGGATGGACCTGGACCCGCACATTCACCGAAACCGCCCGCATGCTCACCGACCCCGCCGCCAGCCCGTGGGACCTCAAGCGCGCCGCAGCCAGCCCACTGGAACGACGACAGCCACAGCCGGGTGCCACCGAACGCGGCGCCACACTCGCTAGGGAACTCCTCGAAGCCAGGGCGGCCGCACCGTGAGTGACACGATGCGCGTGTTCGCCACCAGCGACGACGACATCTGGATTGCCGAGGTGACAGCATGCCGAAGCGGTTCTGCCTGGACTGTAACCAGCTGTTCGATCGCGATACCACTGGCACCCAGCGATGTCCGCGATGCCAGCCAGCAGCAACAGCCGCACGCCAGGCACGCGGCAACACGACCCGGCGCGGCTACGGCAGCCAGCACCAGCGGCTACGGCGCCAACTGCTCGACGCGTTCGAGCCAGGGCAGCCATGCGCACGGTGCGGCAAGCCCATCACCAGCAAGAACGACGCCCAGCTCGGCCACCTCGACGGCAAGCGCGGATACCGCGGGCTTGAGCACGTGCTGTGCAACGAGAACACCCGCGCGACCGGCGAGCGGTGACGCAGTGTCACAGCGAGACGTGTGCACGAACGTGCCTGAACGTCCGGTTCGTACCGGAATCTTTAGAGTTGTCCGCCTCACTGACCCGTCCTCCCCCCCGGTCCCCTCCATCCAACATTTCCGGCCGGGGGGTCGCCCTGGAATCGAACGAATGTTCGGACAATGACCGCAATTACTACGGACGGTGACCATGGCCGTTAGCCGCAAACCTCCAGGTCAGGCCGTGGACCGTCGCAACGGCGAGCGCACCGACCTGCCCGCTGTCCGGCTGGCGAAGTTCGCCCTCCCGAAGCGCGATGACGGCCGCATCTACGACCCGCAGGTGCGCCGGATGTGGTCGTCGCTGTGGGATGACCAGGTGAGCACGGCGCTGACCGTCGCCGACCGCCAGCTGCTGATCCGGTGGGCCATGTCGGTGGACGACTGGCTCAAGGCGCGGGCGCGAGGCTGGGAGGACCCGATCACGGCGGGCCGGAACGACCAGCCGGTAGCCTCGCCGTGGTTCGCGATCGCGAAGGACGCCATGGCGATCGTCGTGGACTGCGAGAAGCAGATCGGGATCGGCTCGCTGAACCGGGCCAGGCTGAATATCGCCGTCGGAGAGGCGGCACTGACCCTCGACGACGTGAACGCCCGGCTTTCGCGGCCTGCTGACCAGCCGGGACGCCCTGATCCCCGGATAATCCCCGGAGTTGTCGAGCAATGACGGAGAAATCCCCCGACTCCTGCCAGCGCTGCGGCTGGCAGCCTGGCCGCGGCCAGCTGTGGCCGTCGCTCGGCGAGCTGGGCTGCGACTGGATCGAGGCGTTCTGCATCTTCGGCGAGGGCGACTCGTACGGCAAGCCGTTCCGGCTGTACGAGGACCAGCAGCGGTTCATCTGGCGGTGGCTGGAGTTCTGCCCGCAGTGCGGGCAGTGGCGTTACTGCCAGGCGATTTGGGGCGCGGCGACGGGCTCGGGCAAGACTCAGTTCATCGCGGCTATCGCGGCCCTGGAGTTCGCGGGCCCGGCATCGATCGCGCCGCAGTCGCCGAACGTGGTTGTCGCGGCGGCGAGCTATGACCAGGCGGGCCTGCTGTTCAGCCAGTGCGGGATCATGCTGGGCGGTCCGGAGCGGTCGGTGAAGGAGGCGCCGCTGCGGAACTTCTGCGAGGTGTACGAGAACCGGGTGAAGTTCGCCGGACGGCGGCCTGGCCAGATCACGCGGGTTGCGGCGGTGGCGGGGACGAACGAGGGCGGTAACCCGACGCTGTTCCTGGCGGACGAGGTGCACGCCTGGGGCGAGAAGGACTCATCGAAGGCCCGGCTTCATTCCGTCATCGGCAAGTCGACCACGAAGCGGTCGCTGAAATGCCTGGCGGATGACCGGGAGGTGGACCGGGGCCGGGGCCGGATCATCGACCTGTCGACGGCCGGGTTCGACGCGGATTCCTCGTTCCTCGGCCAGCTGTACCTGCATGGCAAGCGGGTGGTGGCTGATCCGGCGCTGGATCCGCGGCTGCTGTTCCACTGGCGGGAGGCGCGGGAGGGCCTGGACTTCGAGAAGGCGGAGGACCGGGCGACGGCCTGCCGGGACGCGTCGGGCGCGGCGGACGTGATCTGGTCGGTTGATGACCGGGTGGCCGAGTGGGGCCGCCCGTCGATGCCGCGGCATGAGTGGATCCGCTACTACGCGAACGCCTGGCTGGACCTGACCGAGGATTCCTGGCTGGCCGATCACCCGGCCGCGTGGTCCAGCTGCAAGGGCACCTGGGAGCTGAACGGCGACGAGCCCACGGTCCTGGCCGTCGACATGTCCCTGAAGCACGACAGCACCGCCGTCGTCCGCTGTACGCAGCTCGAGGACGGCCGGACCGCTGTCACCGCGAAGATATGGAACCCCGGTGACGGCAAGGTTGATCACCTGGAGGTGTTCCGCTACATCGCCGACGAGGCCAAGGCCCTGGGTGAGCGTTTCCTGGGCCTGGTCTACGACCCCCGGTACTTCGAGCTGGCGGCCAGGCAGTTCGAGGACGAGCACGAGCTGCTAGTGATCGAGTTCGATCAGTGGACGGTGATGGCGCAGGCGGTCGGGGAGACCTTCGAGCAGATCATCAAGGGCAAGCTGGTGCATGACGGCAACCCGGACCTGTCCCGGCACGTCCGCTCGGCGGTCCGCAAGCAGCAGGAACGGGGCTTCACGCTGAGCAAGAACAA